TTGAGGCAATTAAAACGCAGCAAACTCAGATTGATGATTTGAAAGCTGAAATCCAATCCATGAAAAGCTAATAGTGAAAGGACACGAAGATGGCTATTCAAACAAGCGGCACAACGCGAATAAGTAATGCTGGTCAATTGCAGAATATTGGCAGTGTAGATGCTACGACAGCAGCGACAATTGCAGCAAATGCTGGTGGCACCGATTATGAGCTTCCACCATACGAAACAAGTTCTTCAGACAAGAATATTCTTTTTGGAACTGACCGTAATACCACTTTTGGTGCTGGTGGCTGGCGTGGAACAAATGCTTATACTACTTACGGCGATAGTACCGCAGATAATATGATAATCGCAGATACCTTTGGTGGAAATGGTGGGAGCAACCAATGGTTATCTCTCAGAAATCATGCAGGTGGTTCAAGAAAATTTGAAGCATTTTCAAGAACAAACCTTACTACTCATCTAGCCAGCACTACTACTAAAACAGGCCCGACTAATGGGTACTATAAATATTCCACAACCGTTCCAGCAAGCACCGCAGCTTTTGTTCATTATTTTTGGTTTGAACCAACTGTTATTCTTGAGGACGCAATTTTGAAATGGGAAAGCGGTATAGAAATGTACACTCGTTCAGGTAGCGGAAGAACCAACGGATTTACTGGGATAAAGTTTTGGTATCAAGGCGATGTGGGGCTTTAGGAGGCTGATATGTATTTAATTTATAATGTCACAACTGGTGGGCCTATTCGTATCGCTTTCAGCGTTGAGGATAGAGATAATTCTGTTGGTGATAACGCTTGGATAGCAATAACTGATCCAAATATTGGTGATGTAAAAGTTGTGGATGGTGTTCTTGTAGACGATCCACAGCCAATGCTTGACTACCAAAGTAATGAGGCACGAGAAAAGCGTAATACGCTTCTTTCAGAAACAGATTGGTGGGCAATGTCTGACCGCACAATGACAGCGGAGCAAACGGCTTATCGTCAGGCTTTGCGGGATATAACCACCCATGCGAATTGGCCGAATTTGGCTGATAGCGATTGGCCGACTAAGCCAGAATAAATGCTAGGTTTTACCCCACTAGCCGCAGGGCCAATCGCAAGCAGCGGAACTCAGGATTATATCTTTGAGGTAAGCACCGGCACGTTTGCGGTTAGTGGGCAGGGCGCAGCAAAACTTATTACTGAGTTTGTGCCAGATGGTCAGTACGTTCTAAACGGTAGGGCGGCTGAGTTTAGCAAAACGATGAATGTGGATCTGGCGGCGGGATCTTTTGTTGTCGCTGGTCAAGATATTATCTTTGAGCTTGGTTTTGGTCTTATTGCTGACCCCGTTTCGTTCAGTCTTACCGGCCAAGATGTAACGCTACAAAAAGCTTTGCGGGAAAACGCAGCAAGCGGGTCGTTTGCTCTTACTGGTCAAAATGCAGATGTAAATGCGCAGCTTAACATCACAGCCGCCTCTGGTTCATTTGCTTTAACCGGCCAAGAAATTACTGAAAAAATCAGTGAAGTATTTGACGCTGGAAGCTTTACCCTAACGGGTCAAGATGCGGCGGTTAATGCGCAGTTTAATATATCTCTGGCATCTGGATCTTTTGTTGTTACCGGCCAGAATATAACTGAGGATATATCAGAAGCCGTAGAGGCTGGTAGCTTCGCTGTAACGGGCCATGCAGCGCCCATGTCGTTCAATCTCAGCGTAGACGTACTGTCTGGATCTTTCGCATCCACAGGGCAAGCTGTAACGCTACAAAAGGCGCTTAGGTTTGATGCCTCTCACGCATTATTCTTTGTTACCGGCCAATCTATAACTGAAGATATAACAGAATTTACACCGGCTGGTGTGTTTGCATATTCTGGGCAAGATGCGTCATTCCGCATAACGATGAATACGCTGCTTGATGCTGGATCTTTCGCGGCAACTGGTAATGTCATCCCATTCAAAAAGGCGATGAATGTTGACCTTGAAAGCGGGTCGTTTGCGCAAACCGGCAATACTGTTCTGCTTAGGGTCGGCAAGATAATGCCAGCCGATAACGGCGCGTTTTCGCTGGCTGTGTTTGATGTGACGATAACCAAAGTGATGAATGCGGATCTTGTCAGCGGATCATTTTTGTATTCTGGTTTTGATGTTAAAATTAGAGGTTGGTTAGAACCTTTCCAAAGCGCAGAAGTTTACACGGTCCAGCAAATTTCCGATGAAACTTGGACTGAGCAATCAGTTATCAGTGAAACATGGACTGAGGCCGCGTAGCGTGGTACATTGCGCACAACAAAGGATGTAAAATATGGCTGTAAATACCACAAACTATAAGTTCAATAAACCAGTGGTCGGCGCAGACAGCGATAGCTGGGGCGGTGAGTTGAATGAGAATTGGGATAAAATAGACAAACTTTTATATGGGGCGTCTTATACTGATGGAGACAGCCAAACTGTAGAGCGCATTCAGCCCGACTTGCAGCAAGGAAGCTGGGCTGTAAATGGCACAGCGATTTCGGCTACAGCGACGCAATTAAACAATATTCCATCTGCGATTACTGGCGGCGCAACGACTATTGCAAGCAGCAACTTAACGTCTGGCCGAGCGCTTATTTCAAATGGCAGCGGAAAGGTTGCGGTATCTTCAACAATCACTTCTACAGAATTAGGTTACTTAAACAACGTAAGCAGCAATATACAAACGCAGTTAAATGGAAAACAGCCTACTATAACTGGTGCTGCTACAACAATTGATGGGTCTAATTTAACAGTAAATCGCGCTCTTGTATCTAATGGGAGCGGAAAGGTTGCTGTTTCACCCGTATCGTCTACTGAGCTTGGGTATTTAGATGGTGTTTCGTCCTCTATACAAACACAGATTAATGGCAAGCTTTCTACTGGTGGCGGCACATTAACAGGAAGTTTGAATGTAGGTTCTGGCAATCAGTTATTTACCAATACTGTTACGGAAGTTTCTTCTGGATCAGGTGTAACTATTGATAGCGTTCTTTTAAAAGATGACACCGTAACCGCAGATAGTCATTTTATTTCTGGTGGCAGTGGCGGCCATTGGGAAATTGTTAAGTCTGGAACAACTTTGCAATTTAAAAATGGCTCAACGGTTTTGATGACTTTAGATAGTAGTGGCAATTTAAGTGTGGCTGGAAATGTAAATTCTAACGCAACCCTGTAATCAGGATCGGTAAATGACTTTAGTACCCTTAGATATACCCGCAGGATTTTACCGAAATGGCACTGATTTAGAGCAAACTGGTAGATGGCGTGATGGCAGCTTAGTTCGCTGGCGTGATAACAGTTTACGTCCTGTTAAGGGGTGGCAGACTAGAAAAGCCAGCTTCTCATCAAATACGTTGCGCGGTATGCATTCGTGGGAAGCAAACGATGGAACAGCTTATATAGCTGGTGGATCCTACAATGAACTAAAATTGATGACCGGCGGCGGCACTTTAACATCTATTACTCCAAGCGCATTAAATGATGTATCCGCTAGGCGTGTTCCTGAGTTGGAGCGCGGGGTTGTTCTCACTGGCTATGGATATGGCGATTATGGTGAAACTGAATATGGAACAGCGCGGCCTGATGATGGTAATTTTGACGAAGCTACAACTTGGTCAATAGACAATTGGGGTGAGGATTTAATAGCATGTTCTTCATCAGATGGCAGAATATGGTATTGGGATAAATCCGCAAATCCTTCTACGGCTTCTGTTTTGACAAACGCTCCTACTAAAAATTTAGGCTTAGTCGTAACAGAGGAAAGATTTATTTTTGCTCTGGGCGCGGGTGACGATCCTAGAAAGGTGCAGTGGTGTGATCGTGAGGCAAACACCGTATGGACACCCGCTACAACCAACGAAGCGGGAGATATTTTGCTACAAACCTCTGGGCAGATTATGCAAGGGATCAGAACACGCGGGCAAACTTTAATTATTACTGATGTAGACGCTCATGCCATGAGATATTTAGGCCCACCGTATGTTTATTCAAACCAAAGGGTTGGAACCGCGTGTGGTGCAATTTCACGAAAAGCGGCGGCTGATGTTGATGCCGGTGTTTTTTGGATGGGTCAGCGGGGTTTTCATCATTTTGATGGCAATGGCGTTAGAGAATTGCCTTGTGATGTTCACGATCATGTTTTCAATAATTTTAACAGATCCCAACAAAGTCAGGTGTGGGCTTGGGCAAATACAGAATATAATGAAATTTGGTGGTTTTATTGCTCTGCTGGCAGCACAGATATAGATAAATATGTAGCGTTTGATTACCAAGAAAATCACTGGGTTATTGGTGATCTTGGGCGTTCCTCTGGGGTTGGTAGAGGCGTATTTAAATTTGCGTTGCTCGCTGGTAACAATAAAACACTATACGAGCATGAAGTTGGACACGCATATGACAGCCAGTCAGTTTTCGCTGAAACTGGCCCTATTTCATTAGGCAATGGCGATAACATTATGAATGTGATGCAGCTTATTCCTGATGAAGCTACGCAGGGTCAGGTGCAAGTAAAATTTAAAACAAGATTTTATCCAAATGGATCTGAGCAAGAACATGGGCCATATGCACCAGCTAACCCAACAGGGGTAAGATTTTCTGGGCGGCAAATGAGAATGCGAATAGAGGGTGTTACAAATGCTGATTGGCGTGTGGGGAATATGAGAGTTGATGCTTTGCCAGCAGGGAAAAGATAATGCCTAGTCCATTGCCACCACCGATAGGTGTAGATTTGGCTGAATGGGGCAGACAGCTATCTCAATATCTTCAAAGAAATCTATCTAAAATCTCATTTAAGGGATCTTCTGACAATCCATCAGAGGATGGGGTTTTCCTGTGGGATGAAAGTAAAAAATATGCCGTTGTTTCATTGGATGGATCGTTTCGGCAATTAGCAACGCAACAATCTGTGCCAGCTTCTAATGTTGGGTCTGCTGGTGATGTTTCTGGAATGATAAGCTGGGATACGAATTATATTTACATCTGCACGGCATCACATGATGGCAGTACAGCAATATGGAAGCGTGTAGCGCTTTCGTCGTGGTGATAGCATGAATGACCTTACACCAATAAGCCAGCTAAACCGCTGTAGACAATGGATAGAAGATGCTCTTGCTTACTGTGGCGGCACTCACGAATGGGAAGATATTGAAAAAGGCATCATGGAAGGGCGTATGCAGCTATGGCCCGCGCCCAAGGGGTGTATTGTTACTGAAATTGTGGTATATCCTAGAAAGAGAGTTTTAAACATCTTTTTGGCTGGTGGCGAATTGGATCAAATACTAGACATGGATACAGACGTTAAGGCTTGGGCCAAAGAACAAAATTGCACGGCAGCAATCATGGCGGGTCGCATTGGGTGGAAAAAGCCTTTAGCGCCGTTAGATTGGAAAATGCTCCATGCAAACTTTATTAAGGAGATATAAAAATGTCTGGTGGTGGTGGATCATCTACAACAAAGGCAACAGTGCCAGCCTTTTTAGAAACTGCTTATCAGCAGGGCATTGGAATGGGCAGCGATGCTGCTTCAACAGGATATGTACCTTATTATGGGCCAGACGTTGCTTCCTTTAGTCCGATGCAGCAAGCTTCTTTCCAAGGCACTAATCAAATGGCAAGCGCGTTTGGAATGCCTACTGGCGCAGGGCCAGATGGGCAGCAGCAATCTTATTTGCCTGAACCAACGCAATATGCTGGTGGGGTTTCTGGATATTCTTCAGCGCCAATATTTGAGCAAGCTCAACAGCAATTGCAAGAAAATAGGCCAGCCCAATATGATTATTTAAACAGCTTTTCAATAGATCCTGTTACGGGAGAAATGGGAAGTCGCGCACCATCAAATCAACCCGTTGCACTTGAAATGCAAGGCGGCGGTAGGAGAGGTAAATAATATGGGCGGTTCAGCAAACCCAGCAATGTCACAGATGCCTTCTCGCAGTCTTGCAGATCCAAGGCCACCAGCAATTGCGCAAGATCCCTATACACAAGCGGCTAACGCGCAGCAAACGGCATTAGCTGGAACACAAGCCCAAATGGGCTACAGCCCGCAACAGGTGCGTCCAACTGGTTATGGGGCAACTGGTTATCAGTCTACGGGATATAATGCTGCTATGCAGGGTGGGCCAGCAACGGCTGCATCTGGAATGGCTAATTATCAAAACCCCTATGAAAACCAAGTTGTGCAAGCTTCTTTGCGAGATATAGAGGGCGCACGGCAGCAAGCGATGAATACGGCAGGGGCGCAAGCAACATCTGCTAATGCTTTTGGCGGCTCGCGTCACGGCCTTGTAGAAGCTGAAACAAATAAAAACTACACTCAGCAAGCGTTAGATACAGCATCACGGCTAAGGTCACAGGGTTTTAATACTGCTATTGGGGCGGCTCAGTTTGATGTAGGGCAGCAACAATCAGTAAATGCAGCTAATCAAATGGCAGCAAATCAGGCTGCGCAGTTTGGTGCTGGTGCTGCAAATACAGCTAACCAATTTGGCGCTAGTGCTTCAAATGTAGCGAACCAGTTTGGCGCACAACAAGGTATGACTGCTCAACAGTTAAACCAGCAAGCCGGTTTGCAAGCTAATCAGCAAAATCTAGGCGCAGCGCAGCAAATGGCTAATTTAGGCCAGCAATCATTTGGGTACGGTCAAAGCATACAAAACCAGCAAATGATGCAGGGCGCTATGCA